CAACAGCCCGCAAAATAAAAATTTTGCGGGCTATTTTCAAACTTTCGATTGTGCACAATCGAATTGTGCAGCCTAGAGATCGTTGTTTTCCACGACGAAGCCGGCCTTGACCAAGCCAAGGCGCACGTCACGAGGCAGGCACATCATGCCGTCGAAATCGACCAGCTCCAGGCTGCCTTCGTCGTTCGGGCAGAAGTACAGGCTGCCACCCTGATCGTACAGGGCGTGCTTGTAGCGCCCGTAACGGGCCGCAGGATCGATTTCAATCTGGTAGCTGCCGTATGTGGCAATCGTGGTGAATTGGTGCGGCCCGAGGCGTGCAGTATCTGGCATACTGCCAAATGCAAGCAACGCTTGATGGCTCGTGACCTTGAATTCAGAGAGGGGAGGCAGGACGTTTTCGCCGGTAACAACTGGACCCATTTGCTTGTTCATATTGCCTCCAAGAAATAAAAAACAGTTCCGTTTTGTTAAACGGCCACAAACCTTCACAAAACTAACATATCCGTCAGGAAAACGACAGCAGCCCTTTTCCCTGCAAAATAAACGATGGCGTAACCGACGTACCCGACTGCATAGATAGCGTCAGGAAACATTACAGCCAAGCTGTTCCAGCCCTTGCGGCCTTCGATTGTCATGGTATCCTCCTGTAAAACCAATAGGCCGGCGCGCGCCTGGCTCGATGCCTATTCGTTTTTCATCTGTCTGTACTCGCCCAGCAGAAGGCGTTATCACCTTGTCAAGGTGGCTTACATGCAGGATCGGCCCCGGAGGGCGTACATGACAACGTGGTCAAAACGTCAAACCGGCTTTCGCTACGGATTCGTGTTTTATTGTGTCTCGTCATGGCGTGCATTGCAATCGATTACTAGGCCGATTGCCCTTGCGAACACGATACCGGCCGCCTCCTGTATTCCACCGGCGCGCAACACGGCCGACAACGTCCCCCGGTATCCGGTGGCGTCGCCTGCTGGTGCACGCCAGTCTCTCAACGGGCGCGGGTTCGGTATCGTTTTGTTAAAGATCGTGCCCGGCCCGTTCCCGCATGGCAGGTAAGGGCATGGCAAGGGCGGTTCGCCCTGCGCGCCAGCGTTATGTGGCGCGTCTGGTAATGCATTCTGGTATGCGCCCTAAGGCGCATACCGGACGGCATTAGTGCTGCAGGCTGGCCGACAGGTCAGCGAACGAGGCGACCGGGGCGCCGGCGAGGATGGTTTGTACGTCGTCGCTCAGATCGTCGGCGAGGGAGGCAGGCACTGCCACAGCAGATAGTGCTTCGTCGATCGCTTCCAGCTGGTCCGCCGACAGCACGCCATTGCGGATCATGGCCAGCACGGTGGCCACAGCAGCGGCGCCCATGGCGACCGTGTCAAGGCTAGGCTCGTCGTCGGCCACCGTGTTGGGCGTGGCGCTGGCATCAGGCGCAGGGGCAGGCGCTGCCTCTTTCTTGGCCTTCGGCGCTGCCTTTTCGGACATGACGATATCGAAGGCAGCAAAGAACGTTGCGCATGCGTGCTGGGTGGCGCTGTCGATTGCATCACGTGCCGGCTTGTTCTCCGGCAGGGTGAGGGCGCCGACATACGCAATCTTCTTCGTGTCGGCGCCGATGACGCCGAGCGTAGCAAAGCCTGCATGGTAGGCGCGGGCCTTCTTCGCCTTGCCATCGGTCAGGGTCGCGGCTTCGGTGATGGGCGAATAGTTGCCCTTGAACATCTGTTCCAGCGCGGCACGGATCGTTTCCTTGCGGAAAGTGATTGCGTATTCGCCGCCCCTGATGTCACCGATGACGAAACGGGCGAGGGACGAAATGAGGGAGGGGGTAGCTTTGGTGGGGGCAATGATCATGATGGACTCCAATATGGTGGCACTGGCAGGGTGCGGGTTAGTTGCCTGAGTTACAAACTACAGGACAAATTATGCGCTTTAATTACGTTGTCCGCAACAGCTATATTTTGATCGAAATCGTCGGTTCGATAGGCATTGCCTATGACGGGTGTACTGTTGTTGGGAGGGTGACCGGCCGCCGGCGTCCACTCCCCCAAAAAATCTACAACTTTTCTCAAAACTTTTCATTGCATCAAAGCAACTCTCCGCAACTACCTCCGCAAACTTTGACATCCTCGTCACTAGCAAGTACCATGCCACCATGCTCAAGATCCGACTCAGGCCCTATCTCGCCGACCTGCAGAAAAGAAAAGTCACCAACCGTGCGGTGGCCAAAGTCCTGGGCGTCTCCGAAGCGCATCTCAGCCGAGTGCTAAAAGGCATCATCGTCAAAGACCCGGCCAACAACGAGCGCAAGGCCAGGAAAGACCTACTCGCCACTCGTAAGATTTTCCGAGACAGCGTCGCCAACACGCTCTCGATCAAAGAGGCCGCCAAGCGCGCCAACTGCAGTGAACGCACCATCTACAGGCACAAACATGGAAAAGTTCTCCCTTAAACCCCAGGGCAATAAGTCGACCGGCGACCCTCTCGAGGGCATGAATGACAACGACCTACTCGACCTGCGCCGGCGCATCGACATTCAGCTCAAGGTCGAGATCAAGCACCTAAAGCTGACCGAAGAACTCGGCCTGAACTATCGAAAGGGCCAGGTCCTGCTCGATGAAACCATGCGCGACGCCGCGTGCCCGGCCAACCAGAAAGCCCAGGTCTTCAACTCCGTCAAAAGCATGCTGTCCCAGATCATCGTCGAGCAAGGCATCGTGTACAGCGCCGAGCGCCTGAAGCGTTTCGAAATCGCCTTTCTGAAAGTGCTCGAAAAGCTACCCAAGGAATCCCAGGAGACTTTCTTTGACCTCTATGGGGAGTTCTTAAATGATCGCGGAGTCTAAAGACAAGGAAGTCAAGGCCCACCTTGCCAGGCTGCACGCGGCCCTGTTCAACACCTATGACCTGAAAGATGTGGCGAAGTACATCGCCGAGAAGACTTACCTCAAAGGCGAGCGCTTTTCCTGGAAGGACCACGAGTTTCAGAAGGATATCGCGAATGACACGGCCCAAGACTTGAATGTCCAGAAGTGCGCACAGGTCGGGCTGTCAGAATTGATGGCGCGCTATGGCATCAGCTGCACGCGCATCATGCCCTACTTCTCGACCATCATGACGATGCCCTTCTCGGGCGATGCCACGAACTTTGCCAAGACCCGGCTCGACCCGATCATCGCAGACAGCCCTGACCTAAAAACCGCAATCGACCCCAATCTCGATAACAGCGAGATCAAGAGCATCGGTACGTCCCTGCTCTATATGCGAGGATGCAACGGAACCACGGCCGCCCTGTCGGTACCGGCCGACATGCTGATCCACGATGAGGTCGACCGATCGGACCCAGCAATCCTTGCCCAGTACCAGTCACGAATCAAGCACTCGAAGTGGAAGCTGACCCGCAAGTTCGGCACGCCGACAGCCAACAAGGTGGGCATCGCCCTGGAGATGGCCGGATCCAAGCGCTGGCGCCACATGTGCAAGTGCAACCACTGCAACCACCAGTTCGTCCCGAGCTTCCACAACCACATCGTGATCCCGGACTATGACCGGCCGTTCAAGGAAATCACCAAGTACAACATCGACGATATTCGCTGGCAGGAGGCTTATATGGTCTGCCCGCGGTGTGGCAAGGAGCCCTCCTTGCAGTTCGATCGCCGGCAATGGGTATGCGAGAACCCGGACGACAATTTCGCACCGAAGGGCTACTATGTCACACCTTTCTCGGTGCCCAATATCGTCACGATTCCCAGCCTGATCAAGGAGATCACCAAGTACAGCTGGGCCGAGTTCTGCAATCAGGCCCTGGGCGAGACCGCGGTCGAAAACGATGCACAGCTACTCGAGGAAGACCTCGAGAATACGAAGCATGCAGGCGACCTTGACTCGACCGAGATGCACAACCTGGGAATTGACGTCGGGCAGATCTGCTACCTTGTGGTGGCGCGGTTGACGGAGTCCGGCATGCTGCTCGTGCCTCACCGGGAGACTTGCATCCTGGACGACTTGGAGAAGCGAAAGCGTGAGCTGTCGATAAGATACCGCATCTTGATCACGGTGATCGACTTATACCCGGAGACCGACAAGGTGCACCAGATGCAAAAGAAGGACAAGAACCTATATGGCGGGCAGTACCATGACAACGCCAAACTACAGACATACAGCATACTTATGGTCGAAAAAGACCTAAAAGACGGCAAATTGCCTGTAAATCAAGCCAGAATCCAGCGAAATCTCAATTTTGACGAGCTTATGGGCATGTTTAAGAAGAAATTGATCCGCTGGAGTGCCAAAAGCACGTCAGATGACAAGCTTTTCGTGGCACATTGCCTCGATATGAGCCGAAAAGAGGAGTTTCGGAACAACGCCTTGCAGTTCGTGTGGCAGAAATCGAAGGAAGGGAACGACCACTTTATGCACGCCCTGGGATACGCGCATGTGGCGTGCCGCCTGATGCCTGCTGCGTCGAAAAGCATCAGTTTCGCTGGGGTGCCCTTGCTCACGACGTTCCGGGTGAAGCAAGCATGATTGTGGTACAGTACGCACAGGGATAGGCCGGCCAGCCGAAAGTGAAGATCACTACTTCATTTCCCGATTCTCCTTAGTGCCTTCGTGAGGACTCCAAATGAAAAGCCGCTGGTCTGACCCTATTTACTGCGCCTGGTACGGCATGAAGCAAAGATGCCTGCACACGGAAAACGCTATTTACAAGAACTACGGCGGACGTGGCATTACTATCGATCCTTCCTGGTTAGAGTTTGAAAATTTTCGTGCTGACATGTCGCCTATGCCCGCCCGCACACAATTAGACCGAAAAGACAATGACGGAAATTACTGTAAATCCAACTGCCGTTGGGTTACTTTAAGGGTGAACACCAGAAACAAGCGCAACACCATTCACGTTATTTACGAAGGATCCCTTATCAGTATGGCTGAGGCTTCCGAACTCAGCGGCATCAACCCTGCTACGGTAAGAAGTCGGTGGCTTCGAGGCGATATCGACAATACATTATTCCGGCCTGTCGCCAAGAAACATACCCTCAATCATCCCACGAAAGCAACAAACTCTAGCCTTCAGCCTCAATTTGTGCTCAACTGCGCTTTAGCCTGCGGGCGCCTATAGTGAGATAGGCCACGGACGCGTGGCCTTATTTCCTGGCTGGCGCATTTCTTGCTTTGACACCTGAAGCAAAGCGTGCCATGATCCGGCCATGTTTAAGCTCCCTACCTTCTTCAGCAAGTCTACACCTGCCTCCAAGGGTACGCAGTCGCTCGCGCCGGCCACAACCGGCGACGTCATGCCCACCGTCATGACGCCCAAGGTAGCGAACAAGCAGATCTCAAACCCCAGCTATCTCCCCTCCACGACGTTCATCGCTGCGCCGCTCCTACGCCGTGACATCGGGGCGGCAAACGCCAAGATCGCCGAAACTTCACGACTCGGCGCGACGACGCCGGCCGTCATCCGGACGTTGGCCAGGCTCAACCCTGACTTATCGGCCTCGCTGGCGGCCTACTTGCGCGTCGGCATTCCGGAGAAGTACAAGGCAGTGGCGCGCAATATGGACGGCACGTTCAACCGTGAAGCGACACAGCTTGCTTTGGGCATTATCCGGCAGATTGACCTGATGCCGGACTACGCTTCAGGCTTTAGCTCGGTGGCCAGCTTCCGGTCATTGTGTGAAGCGCTGGGCAAAGAGATTTTTATCGAGGGCGGCTGTGCGATGGAGCTGGTGCTCGACAAGAACCGCATGCCCTACAAGTTTCAGCCGATCTCGGTCAGCCAGGTCATCTGGCGCGAGGACAAGAATATTCAGGGAATTTTCCCTCAGCAGTACCTGTCGGGCACCTACATCGATCTCGATCAGCCCACATTTTTCTATACTGCGCTGGACCAGGACCTGCTGACACCATACGCCATCAGCCCAGTCGAGAGCGCCGTCCAGCCTGTGCTGGCCGCTTCTGCTTTCCTCGACGACATGCGCCGCATCTGCCAGCGGCACGTCTTCCCGCGCTACGACATTATCATCGACGAGGAAAAACTGCGGGATCGGCTGCCGGCCGAGCTGCTCAACAACACCGACGAGCTCAACGCCTACCTGAATTCGACGATCGCCTCAATCCAGGCTGTGGTCAACAGCATGGGCGTTGAAGAGGCGATGGTCCACTTCGACTTCTTCACGATCCAGTATGTGACCAACGACACGGGTGACAACGCCAAGGATTTTGAGACCGTCAAGGGTATCTACGATGCCAAGATCTCGACGGGCTCCAAGGTGCTGCCCTCGATCCTCGGCCACGGAGCCGGCTCGCAAAACGTCGCCTCGACCGAGACGATGGTTTTCATGTTGTCCGCAAACGGCATGATCCGGCTCAAACTGCAGGAGATCCTGTCGAAAGCCTTCACCCTTGCCGTGCGCTTGTTCGGCATGGACGTGACGGTGGACTTCCAGTTCGACCCGATCAGCTTGCGCCCGGAAGTGGAAGCCGAGGCATTCTGCGCTATGAAGCAGTCGCGTATTCTCGAGCAGCTCTCCCTGGGCTTCTTGACCGACGACGAAGCGTCGCTCGAACTGACGGGCCAGCTGACGCCGGTCGGCTTCACGCCGCTATCCGGCACCAATTTCCAGGCGCCGTCGGCGTTCGGCGGTGCGCAGAATCCTCTCACGACGGCCGATGGCGCCAATCCAGCCGCAGGCAATAAACAGGGGGCACTGAACCAGTCCCTCAAGCCGGCCACACCCACCAAACCGAAGAGCTGATCATGGACTATGAATTTTGGGCAGGCACGGACGCTTCCTACGCTGCAGTCGAGACTGCAAGAGCCTCGGTCAAGGCACTTGCCGAGGCTGCCATCAAAGCCGACTCTTACAGCATGCCGGATGTGCCGCTCCCGTACCAAAAGGACGGCGCCCTGGGCATCGTGCCAATCAACGGTTCCCTCATTTCGGGCAGCGCCGGCTGGATGTCGATGTTCGGCATCACGGGCTACCAGGACATCATTGACGGTTTGATGGCCATGGCCATGGATCCCGAAGTCAAGTCCATCTACATGCCAGTCTCGAGCGGTGGCGGCAGCGTCAACGGCGTGCAGCCAGTAGCTGACCTGGTCGCCCAACTTGCCAAGGTCAAGCCGATCTACGCCCATATCGATCCGGTCGGCGGTTCAGCTGCTTATTGGTCGATCGCCGGCGCCACACAGATTTCGATGGATCCGATGGGCCAGGCTGGAAGCTTGGGTGCTGTGATGACGCACCGCTCGCGCGCGCGCATGATGACCGATGCTGGCATCGACACAACCATCATCCGATCGGGCGATTACAAGATGATCGGCGGCCCGGATGAGCCGCTGTCAGCGCTGGCGCAAGCAGAGTACCAGTCGAAAGTGGATGACCTTGAGAGCATGTTTTTGAACTCGGTCGCCAAGATGCGCGACACGCCGGTGGCCGACCTGAAAGCGAATGCCGGCCAGGGTCGCGTCTTCCTGGGGAAGAAGGCCATGACTGCCGGTTTGGTGGACAAAATTCAGACAGAAGGCCAGGCCATGGCACAGGCGCGCAAATTGAAGTAGAAATTTATTGACAAAGCAATTCCCATGCCAGATACTTCCACGAAACTTACCTAGGACCTATTATGATTCTCACAGCCGCACAACTGGCCGCTATCGCCGCAGGAGCATCAGCCGAAGCTGTGATGGCTGCAGCTTCAGTTGTTGATCCTACGCCCGAACAGTTGGCCGCTACGGCAGCCGCAGAAGCCGAAACGGTCCGTCTCGCGGCAGAAGCCGCCGCTGCTACGGAAGCCGCTGCCACCGCCGCGCAAGTCGCCGCCGATACGGCTGCCGCTCTGGCCGCCGCCTCCGTGCCAAACCCAGTCGTGGCTCACCTGACAGCCCAGCTGACAGAAGCTCAGACCAGTCTGGTGGCCGCCAAAGTGGAAGCCGCTTCCTATAAGGCCGCGGCCGAAGCGCAAGACGGCCTTCTGGCCATCGTGCGTGAGGCGCTGTCGAACAAGAATATCGCTCTCGGCGGTTCGTCCGCCGCGGCTGATACCTTCACCGCGGGCAATATCGCGGCTGAGTATGCTCGGGTGGACGGTATCTTCAAGTCCAAATTCAAAATCGGAGGTGTGGCAGTTGCAGCAGCCGCAGGCGAGAAGAAAACTCACGTCGATCCGTTGTTTGCTGCCGCAGTTCAAGCTTCCAACCTCAAATAAGGAACGGTCATGTCCAAAGCTCACTTTATTGTACCCACCGGCGCCACCGAAGAAGTCACGACCGTTCGCCTTGGTTCCGCCATTGCGACGGCTGGCGTCCCAGGTACAGGCGGTTCGATGTACCCCGGTCTCGATGACGGCAAACTGGTCAAACAAGCTGGCGAGAGTCAGTACGATCTGTGCGTAGCTGGCGATCCGATCATGGGTGTCATCACCTCGGTCGAGATGGCTACCTCCGGTGGCTGGACGATCGGCGGTACGATCGATGAAGGCAAGATCTTCGCGACCGCAGACGGCCTGCAGGCTACGCCTGGCACCGGCGTGATTGCTCTGGGCGACTTCGTTGTGGCCGGCACGATCACTGCCAAGGGTACTGCGCTGGCAGCTTACCCGAAGGTTTGCAAAGCGACTGTCCAGCCTGGTGATGTGCCTGCCTCACTGACGGCCGCTGGCGCCCAAGTCCTTGCTGCACTGTACTCCTGGAAGGTCGTGTCCCTGGGCACGGCTGGAACGGGTGCAGTCGGTACCACCATCGTAATCAAACGCATCGGGAGCTAAGCCATGTCTTTTTACCAAACCATTGATGGCGTGATTCAGCATGTCGGCCTCACCGCTGATATGTACAAGGCTGCCCATGACGCGAAACAAAGCGTCCCGCAGTACCTGAACCGCATTCACGCCGACGCTGACCCGAAAATCGGTACCGCGTTTGCCCAGCTGTGCGCATCCGAGGGCCTGGTTGCAGCGCCCAAGGCGTCGGACAACCCTTTCGGTATCGTTGGCGCCTCGGTGGCCGACATCCTGAACAACAAGAGCGGCTTCAGCGCAGCTTCGGGTACCAATACCGAACAGCGCGGCACACCGTTCGGCACTGCGTCGCGCACGCTGTTCCCTGCGGCTCTGATCGCCTATATCGAATCGCAAGTCGCTGTCGATCGTGTCACCGACACTGTCTTGTTCGACGACATGGTCTGCCAAGAGCTGTCGATCGCCGGCGATGTGTTCGAACAGCCAGTCATCAGTTACTCCGGCACCGGCGGCCCGCAGTCGGCCAAGCATCAGCGCGTTGCCCAGCTGGCTGACGTGCCGACCGTGCTGCAGATCACCACGACCGACAAGTTCCGTCGTCTGCCGACCTACGGTATGGGTATCGAGATGTCGCAGCAAGCCATGAAGGCGTCGACCATCGACACCTTGGCTTTCACGATCAATCGCTACCTGCAGGTCGAGAAAGATCAGCGCGTCTACAACTACCTGAGCTCGCTGTTCGCCGGCGACAACGACATGGTGACTGGTGCCGTCTCGGCCGTCACGTCGAACTCGCTCGACTCGGCAGCTACCGGCGGCGTCCTGACCCATAAGGCCTGGATGAGCTTCCTGGCTCGCAACCGCAAACAGCGTCGCATCACGCACGTCATCGGCGACCTGAATGCCTACCTGGCCATCGAGTCACGCACTGGACGTCCAGGCCTGTCGGCTTACGACAACCGCCTGTCGACCATCGACAGCCAGGCAGCACTGAAGAACAGCGATTTCGCCCAGGACGTGAAATTCTTCCTGGTTGACTTCGCCACCGCCGGCGGCCCTGTTCCGGCCAACACGGTCTGGGCTCTGGATGCGACGCAAGCTATCTCGCGCGTCAAAAACACCGAGGCGGAGTACACGGCGATCGAGCAATTCATCAGTCGACGTTCAGAGCTTATGGTTTTGAACTGGTCGGAAGAAGTTTTTCGCTTCTTCGGGGACAGCGCACTTCAGCCGTTCGATGTACTCACGATCAGCTGATTTACCGAAGATTCTTCGGCGAAATATGAAACGGCCCTCACGGGCCGTTTTTCATAGGTAAGCGAAAGTGTTGCCGCTTTTGGGCTTATATTTGCCCTGCAGGTAGCCTGTCATTGTTCCATTCGTGCAGCCTGCCCATGCGCAGGCTTCCGTCGCACTCTCGAACGTTATTGGTGTCATGCTGCCTGGCGTCCAGACGCCTAGGGGCTTCGAGAGCGGGTTCTTTGCTCCGGTTCTGCCGTACATAGGGTTTCTCTCTCCCTTAGAGTACTTATCGGCATAGCCTGCAGGCTTTGGTACGCCCGTTTTCACCAAGCTCAGGCGGAGCTTGGTGAGTTCGGTTTGCGGGCGATTCTTCTTTCCTACTTTTCCTGCTGCCATAGCAAGCCTCTGTTCTGGTGAGATTTTTCTTCCGATTGCAGTTGTCGCTGCAGACTGTTTAGCCAGGGTTTCCGGACTATGCTTCCGGCCCTTCATCGGGTTATTCGCCAAGCGAGCTTCCCGCATTTTCTGCTTCGTCTCTTCTGAATGCTTCTGCCCGGTTCGGCGGGCGGACAGCGCAGCTCGCTGCTCATCTGTCCAGTTCGCCCGACTTTGGTTACCCTTCCGCACCTTCATCATCAAAGTCCACACCGTGCCCGACGACCCTTCGCCGCCCAGCGTGGCGTTGTAGCCGCCGTCGCCGTAGGTGCCGCGCGCGGCGATCTCCACGATCTCGGCCGCCAACGTCTCTGCCTCGGTGCCCGTCATCAGGACGCAGACCTCGAACTTGGCAATACCATGCTTCCGGATCGCGCGGTGCAGGTGGCCGGATTCCTGCTTGGCCTGACGGTGCCCGCGCATGCGCGCTTGGATGTTGATCGACTTCCCGACGTATTCGCCGGCCGGGCCGCGGATCAGGTATAGGCCGCAGACGGCCGGCAGAGACTTCGAATCGGCCAGAGGTATCCAGTTAAGAGGCATCGAGAATCCCCTTCTCCGCCAGCAGCTGGGCTTCCAGCGCGCGGCGCACCACAGACGCCACGGTGCGGTCCTCCGCCTTCGCGATCACTTCCAGCTGCATACGTAGCTCCATCGGGATGCGCATGCTCAGGAATGCCTCAGATTTTGTTGGGTCAAATTTTTTCATAATTCCTCCAAGTAAGCCCACACTTTACCACAACCCAATTGACATCCCAAGCACTATTTGTGCCATAATCCGCGAAACCCTAAAAGGAGGTCTGTATGAACCCAGTATGGCTGCGCTCCACCGCGCAATACCGCTTGCCAAGTCCTGATGGCGTTATCTTCGAGCCCATGACACCTGTCCACACGATCCACACCGAATGGGCCAAGGGCCAACCTTGCATCGAGCTGTGCGATGATCCGAACAGCGCTCCGACCGGCCCGACCAAGGAAGAACTTGCAGCGCTCGCCGCTGGCGAAGCCGAAGCCCAAGCAGCTGAAGAAGCCCTGCAGCGAATCAAAGACGCCGAAGCAGCAGAGGCCGCCACGTATGCTGAGGAAGATGTAGCGGCGAAAAAGTCCAAGAAATAAAGCAAGAGTCGTGCCATAATCGTAAAAAGGAGATTTCATGATCACTCTGACCGATTACTGCACGACTGACAGCATCCGTGCTGTGCTGGGTGTCTCCACAGAAGAGATCGAGGACGCTACCATCCTCGCCCCTATCTACGCTGTGCAGCTCCAGGAAAAACTTGCGGACATCAATCCAGGCATCGTCGCAGCTTTCGCAGCGTTGCCTGGATCGCCCAGCGCGGACCAGCTGCGCTTCAAAGAACTTGTCCAGTCTTGCGCGGCCTACCAGGTAGCGCAATTCCTGCTGACCAGCGTACGCATGTTCGCACCGCAGACGGTGATGGACAGCAAGTCGCAGATGAGTCGGGTGACGGATCCCTACGCAGATTTGCGCGGGGAGATCCTAGGCACCCTGGATTACCTGATTCCGCGCGTGCGCAGCGTCTACACCATCCTCTTTCCGACTGCTTCCGTGGCGACGTCGGTAGCCCGCATTTTCGCTATCAATAGCGGCATCGCATTTGATCCGGTCACAGGCGTATGAAGCTGGTCAATGCCGCCCGCTATTTCGACAAAGACAGCGTGCTCGATGCGTACACGAGTGCGTTTCTTTTCAAGGGGCAGATGCTCAGTCCGGCCGAGCACGTCTCGGGCGACACCTTTCGGCGCCACACCCTGTCGGCCCAGGACGGCCTGACCTCGCCGGCCCGGCACGCTGTCTCGATCCTGGGCGACGTGTGGCTTCTGGGCGACAGCAATCCTGATGGCTTCAAGGGCGCCGTGATCCGCCGCAACTACTCGCTCAAGCGCTCTACCGGCTTGATCAAGCTGCTGACGCCGGCGCAGGCCTGCCTGTCCAGCGCCGGCACCAGTATGCATGCCTACAAGGAATACTACCGCGACAACCTGAATCCCGTGACGGACGCTGAGTTCGACACGATGTGGAATATTTATTGCCCGCCGAATGAGGCGGTCATCAAGGGTTCGTTCTTCCTGGACGGCGCGATGCTGCTGCGCGTGCGCAACAGCTATCGCTCAGTGGAAGGCTTCAACATCGCCGAGACCGACCAGTTCGACAGCGACGCGCTGCAGGCCGCCACGTTCACCAGCAATGCAGGCATCAGCCTGACGACGGACTTGCCGAGTACTGTCTCCGTGGCGACAACCGTGATCCAGACGGACCAGGCAAAATTCTACAAGTTCCGCACCGCGGCCGAGGCCGACCGCAAGCCAGGCGACCGCACCGTATTCGTGGCTAAGTCGGCCTTGACACCGAAGGTGGGCGCCGTCTTCACGATGCTGGGCGGCCCCTGGAAAACCTTGTCGGTAGTCGATGAGGCAGACAGCTGGGCTCTATCAGCGAGGCTTGCATGATCTCGCTGCGCGTCGACGCCGCGGCGAATCGCAACATCCTCCAGCGCGCTCGAGCGAAGGTGGAGGCGAATACCAACCGCACCTTCCGTGCCCAGGTGTACCGCATGTTCGAAGACGTGCTGCTGGTCAGCCCGCAGTTCTCGGGCGAGTATGCGAGCAATTGGCGCATCGTGGCTGAGAGCGGAGAGGCCGGCGCAGCATTCACACCTTGGCCCGGCAAGGGCAGCGTAGCTGTTGCGCAGCAACCACATCAGGCAGGTGATCCAGAGGCCATCACGTTTGCGCGTGAACAGGCGGCCCGGGTGCCATTCAATTTCCGGCAGAAGGTGTTCTTCGTCAACGAGACTCCGCTCGAGTTCACGGCGACGACCGTCACCGGCGCCGGCGGCACGCAAAATCTGCGGCCCGAAAACATCATCCCCGGCGGCGTGCGTATCAGCAGCTACCTCAAAGCGAAATACGGGAGCAAATAGTGGGAGCGCAAACACAGGCACGACTTGATGTAATGACGACAGTGGCGGCTATTCAGGCCGCCTGGTCCGACTATACTCTCAACGTCCAGGCAGAAGACCGCGATACGATCGACCAATCGACGCAGAGCAACCCTTACCTGAGTATCGAAATTGCACCGCTGACGTCGGACCAGGCGGATATGTCCGCGCACCCTCTGGTGAAGCAGCGCGGCCAGATCGTTATTTACGTGGTGTCGAAAGAAGGCACCGGGACGGTGATTCCGAATAAGTTGATCGATTTCATCATTCCCTACTTCGACATGAAGGTGCTTGGCACGGTTCGGTGCCACGCCGCCGGAGCATACAAAGCGAAGCCGATCGCCGGCTGGCGCTGGGCTCCTATCCTCGTGAACTACTTTTTTCACAGAGTCAGCACATAAAGGTCAAACTTGATCACCTATGTCAAGACTTTCCTGCTATATTCACGAAAATTAACCTGGAGCAAAAATCATGCCAATCCTCGGAAGCTCAGACCGCGCGCAGCTAACGTATATCCCTGAAGTCACTTTTGGCGTCACGCCGGCCACGACCGCGGCGAACTTGCGTATGACGGGCGAGTCCCTCTCCTTCAACCTGACCAAGGTGACGGATAAGGAGATTCGCTCCGATGCTCAACAGGTTTCGACCACGACTGTGAATGCCCAGGCCGCCGGCGATATCAAGATGCACATGCAGTACGGCGAGTATGACCGCCTGCTGGCCGCCGTGATGCGTACGACGTGGGTTGTGTTCGGTGTCAACGGTGTCGGCGCGACCTTTACTGCGGACTTCACCGCCACCACGATCACCGCTTCCGCTCCGACCGCGGGTGCAAGCATCTTTACTGCCCTGCAAAAAGGCCAGTGGTTCCGCCTCACCGCCCCGACAACCGTCAATGACGGCCTGTGGCTGCGCGTATCCGCTTCTGTTGCCCCGACGTCCACGGTCATCACGCTCGACGCCTCCACACCTTGCTCGATCGCTACGGCGACTGCTCTGTGCACGGTCGCATCGTCGCGTATCAGCAACGGCACCACGCTGACCAGCTTCACGATCGAGAAGCAATACGCCGACGTGACTCAGTTCTTCGCACTGACCGGCATGTATCCTTCGAAGTTCGCGACGACCTTCACCTCGGCGCAGGACACGGAAGGCACCTTCAGCTTTCTGGGTAAGAAGTCGGTACGCTCCGGTGCGACTACCTTTACCGGTGCCCCAACCGCTTCCTTGGCTTTCGATATCCAGAACGCCGTGACTGGCGTCGGCAATCTGTGGGAAGCTGGTATCCCCCTGGTCTCGACCTATATCAAGTCGATGTCGATGGACCTCGACAGCGCGCTGCGTGCGCAGGACGCGATCGGTAACCTGGGCCTGGTTGGTGTCGGTATCGGCACCTTCATGGCCAAGGGCAATCTGGACGTGTACTTCTCGGACGGCTCGCTCTACGATAAGTTCTTGACCGATACCTACACGTCGATCACGATCTCGACCAAAGACGCTGCCGGCAATGGCTACGTGTTCTGCTTCCCACGCGTCATGCTGACGAATGCGAAGGTCGAGGCCGGCGGCAAGAATACCGACCTGACCGCATCGTTCCAGTGGGAAGCCTATGCTGACATCAATAATGCCGTGGCCGGCCTGCGCAAAACGGTCCTCATCGACCGGCTTGGCGTCGCCGTCCTGCCTTAATTACCGTGGTGGTGGACTTTGCCGCAACCTTCGGGTTGCGGCTTTTTTATTTCGGGAGTATGCTGCAAGAAATGCCAGCACTTGGCTTACTCAGGCCCGCGAAAGCGAAGTTGGTGGCCGACTAGAGACCCGCTTACTGCGGGTCTTTTCTTTTGACAATTCTGCACAGGCTTGATATGCTGCAAGCTCACCAACCGGAGACCGTCCACCATGGATATTTTTAACCTGTACGCGACCAATATTGCTCAAGAAGCTGAAGGCAAGCCCTTCACCAAAGAGTTCGGCGGCGACGCAACCTTCCTTATCGCCCGCAGCGGCAATCCAAAATACGCCCGCCTGCTCAACGCAGCCTACGAGGCAAACAAGGCAATCCTCGACGACAAGACGACCGACGCCGCGCGCGAAGCTGCGCAAGCTTGCTCCGACAAGATCATGATCGACGTGATGGCCAAGTCGGTCCTCCTGGGCTGGACCGGCAACGTCAAGTACCAAGGCGCCGACCTGCCGTACAGTGTCGAGAACGCAGCCAAGCTGTTGGCCCTGTCGGAATTTCGCAAGCTGGTCGGCACCCTGTCCGACAACTTCAAGAACTACCGCCTAGCGGTGGAGGCGGAGGACGCAGAAAATTTGCCCGTTATCTCGACTGGCACCTCCAATGGGGCGCCGACGTCGAGTTCCTGATCGGCCTGAAGAAGCTTGGGGCTGACCCCCCAGCGCTTCGCTCAAGGCCTTCTCTTGATTCCCGGCAAATCTACTATTACAACATCTTCCAGCAGATGTCAGGTAGCCGGGGCATGAGCGCCGTAGGTGTTCTGCCCATCCCTATATCGGTAATTCGAGATTATTGTGAACTTTTTTATATCACATCGATAGAGCAAAGAGATCGCATTTTCCGGTACGTATCGGCGATGGACAACACCTACCTCGAGCGTGTAAGCAAGAAACAGGCCAAGTAAGTTGCGTTAGACAGGCTTCCAGTAGATAATGCGCCATCTACCGGGAGCCTTGTCACATGAGCGACGAAATCGAAGTTGGGGTAAGCGCGAGCGGTAAAGACGGCGTAGACAAGCTTACGGCCGCAATCGATAATTTCAGCACCGCCCTCGACAAACTGGGTAAGGGTGGCAGTACATCTCTCGATAAGCTCGGCGAGATGATGAACAATATGCAGGCTACCATGGTGACTGGCTTCACCGAAATGGCAGCTCTCGCACAAAAAAGCAATGCGAAAGTCGAGCAAGACCGATCGTCTTCGCTCGCCCGTATTGAGGCGATGGATCAAAAGAATTTCGATCGCCGGCGCGCCCAAGAACAGAATCAGCAGGTGGCGCTCGCCACGATCCGGGCCAAGGAAGCCTCGAGCATCGAAGCCGCGGCCGAGAAGATCGAGGCCCAGGATGCCGCGCGCGCCGCGCGCCGGCGCGCCCAAGAGCAAAAGCAGCAGGTAGACCTGGCAACGATCCGAGAAGCGGCCCTGGAGAAACAGCGCGTACTCGATACTGCATTCCTGACCTCGAGCCTGGCTCAGCAGGCTGCGTTCGCCGAAAAGGCTAAAATCTACGCCTCCCTCGGAGGCAACGCCGCAGCCAAGTTCGGCGGGGCCGCCGCCGGCGCCGACCTGGGCGCGATTGCGGCTCAGGTGGAAGCGGCCAAAGCACTGGAGGCTGCGCACAAGGCGCTGGCACCGGCGGTGACCCGCAGCTCGCTGGCCCAGGCTGAGCAGAATGCGCTGATGCGTGACGCCCAAGGCGTGTTCAGGGGCGCGGCCCATGAAGCCGGTCTCTATGGACTTGCCCACGGCCAGCTGATCGCCCTTCTGGCGGGCGGAGCGCTTGCCGGAGCGCTGCACAAGATTGCGACTGAAGGCGCCGAGGTCGAGTACAGCCTGCAGTTCCTGAAGTCGTTCTCGGACGAAGTGAAGCCTCTCGATTTCGATCGGTTTATCGGTATCTCGTCGGGCACGTTGTCCAATATCACGGAAGCTGCCAAGGGCATCCGCGCTCTGTCTGAGGCAGGGCTGAACCAGGAGCAGGCGCTGTCGGCCCTGCCCGATCTGCTGCGGCTGTCGGCCTTGGGGGAATTGAGTGTCGCTCAGGCCGCGGAAGTCGCGGTGGAATCCTTGCGGGCATTCGGCCTCGGAATTTCCGATGTGGCCCAGGTCAGCGACGTCCTGATCGCGGTGTCGACCAAGACAAACATCTCGGTCAAGACCCTGGCCAACGACCTGAAAACGACTTCGACGACTTTCGCCGAATTCGGCGGGAACATGAAAGACGCTGCGGTGCTCACCGGCGCGCTGGCAGAGAAAGGCCTGAGTGTTGCCCCCCTGTCGACCGCGCTGACGGCCCTGATCGAGCCTAGCAAAAAGCAGGCTGAAGTTCTGAAGCAGATTGGTTTTAACGCCAAAGACGCGAACAACAATATCAAGCCTCTGCTGCAGGTTGTTTCGGAGTTCAACACGGCGGTCAGCAAATACCACGACGCCGCGGATATCTTTGCTCCCTTGGGCGGGCCGCGCGCTGCGAAAGCGCTGCAGGCCGTCAGCGACAGTAAGGAAATTCTGGAGCTGATGAAGGCGGTCGACGAGTCGGCCGGCAAGACTTTTGACGCGTACCTGAAGCAGATCGACACCGTCGAAGGCTCGTTCAAGCAGTTGGCCAGCACCGTGCAAGGCGATTTTGTCAAAGCCTTCGAGGAAGCGAATCCACTGATCCGGGAAGCCGAGGCCAGCCTGATCCATCTGGCAGAGTCGAAGGGAGTCCAGGACTTCCTGTCGGCCCTTGCTGTGGTTGTCTCCCGGCTGACAAACCTGGTACTTGACCATATCGAAGCCCTGAAATACCTGGCGCTGGGGTACGCGGCGCTGAAGATCATCTCGACCGTGTCGACCAGCTTGGAGATTCTTGCTGTTCGGATGGCTGCTTCCACAGTGGCCACGACGGAATTGACTGTTGCTTCTGGCATGCAGGGTACTGCCTTAGCCGCACTCGGTATTGAGGCTAAGGCTGCAGCGGTCTCGACGGGCCTGCTAGGCGCCGGCTCCGTGACGGCGGCGGAAGGCCTGGGCTTGGCCGCTGTGGCTTCTCGCGGCCTTCTGGCAGCTCTGGGACCTATCAGCCTGGTGATCGGTGTGGCCACCCTCGCGTATGAGCTGTGGAACAGCTCGGTGAGTGCTGGCGAGAAGGCGACCCTGTCGGCTACCACACGCACGGAGCAGATGACCGACGCGCTGGCAAAGCATACGGCGGAGCTGAAGAAGAACAACGATGAGTTGCTGCTGAACGCGCAGATCAAGGCTGGCGGCAGCGCCCCGGGCGTCTTCACCTCGACGCTGACTCAAGGCCTGCTGAGCGGCTCGAGCGCTATTGCGCAGCAACAGCAGGAGCTGGTCAAACAGCAGGCGGGGCTTGATGGAGAGAAGCTGCAGGAGAACATCCGGCAGATCATCGAACTGCACCAGCAGGACCTGGCTATCCAGCAGAAGCTGGCCACACTCGACCAGAATGACGTGTCGATCGAACGTGCTCGCATGGCCAACCAGGTTGAGGTGAAGCGAACAGCAAATCTGCAAGAGGGCCTGACGGTACGCGAGGCGATCAAAAAACTAGAGGATGCGCCGTCCCAGGTAAAGGCATCAGCTGCGGCCGAGGCCAAGTCACGGCTTGCCGATATCCAGAAGGAAGCGGAAGCGACTGCCGGCCAGGTGGCAGTTACCGGTGAGCTGGCGGCCAAGGTCAAGGATTTCCAGCAGTTCGTCAAAGATAATAAGCTTGATTTTATCAAACCTGACGCAGCGGCCGGCGCCGATCGGCTGAAAGCGGCGCTCGACAGTTTGCGCCTGGTGCTGGAGGCTACCAAAAAGGATGCCCAGACCGCAGAGAAGGATATCCAGAGCGCTCTGAAGCAGGGCACGATTTCGGCAGTTGACGCCTATGGCCGTATTCGTGACCTGAAGGTCGCGTTAGGTGAAGCTTCCGTGCGCGAGGCGCAGCAGGAAGCAGCGCTGGAGGCTACCAAAAAGAACGGGGCCGACAGTGTCGTGAAAGCCAAGATCAAAGAACTGGACGCCCGCAAGAGTATCGCTGAGGCGAATGCCGAGTACGAGCGCAAGCTGGGCGAGGACGTCGCCAAGATCGACAAGGAGGGTACCGCGGCCCGTGTCGAGGAGCTGAAGAAGCGTGGAGACTTCGCTGAGGCTTATGCGCTGCAAAATGCGGACAAGATCAAAGCACTGAACCTCGAGATCCAGGATTCGTCGGCACTGCTCGAGCGAGCTTGGGTGTCGGACGACGCCAAAAAGATTGCGTCTGCCGGCCGCGTGCTGGCTGCAGCCCTGGAGGCGAAAGCAAAGTTCGAAGCTTCGGTGGGCACGATGATTTCGGCTGACAAGGTGAAGGCAGCTGAGAAGGAATTTTCGGAGGTATTCTCCGCACTGAACCTGAGCATTGAGCAGGAGCTGCACAAGTCTGCCGGCGGCGCTGGGCTGTCGTCGATCTTCGACCATGCCCTTGCGGCCGAGAAGCTGTATGAGGCTGGGATCGGAAAGGCCATTGCCAAGCAGAAGGAGCTGCAAGCCTTGGCCACTGTTTCCGGTCGGGCTGAAGACCAGACGAAGGCTACAGCTGAGCTGAAGAAACTGGAAGAAGCCGCGGTCAAAATGCGGACCTTGTGGGTCGATGTTGCTAGCAGCATTGGCACCGCCCTGACGGACGCTTTCGGCAAGGGCGGCACCGCCCTTGGCCAGCTGATTTCCGCCAGTGTCGCCTACAGTGTGAAAGAGAAGCAGATCCAGGAGGACCTCGAGGCCGCTCGCGGCGGGGATCCGGCTGTCTTTGCTCAGAAGCAGATCCAGGCATCGAAAGATGTGGCTGCGGCGCAGGTGCACAGTTACGCCACCATGATCGGTGCTGCCCAGGGGTTCTTCAACGAAGGCACCAAGGGGTATAAAGTATTGGGCCTGGCCGAGAAAGCTTTCCGCATTGCCGAAGTAGCGATGGCCCTCGAGGCTATGGTAAAGAAGATCTTCTTCAAAGAAGGCGAGGTAGCGGCCAACGTGGCGCTTAACGCCGCCAAAGTTACTGGCGAAGCCGCTAGTACGGCGGCGTCGACCACGCTGGCGGGCACGGAAGCCAGCGCCTGGGGCGTTACTGCTGTGGTCAAGGCCATCGCTTCGATGCCCTTCCCGCTCAACCTCGCCGCTGGCGCGGCAACACTTGCGGCTGTGATCGCGATTGGTGCCAAAGTGGTAGGCAGTATCGGTAGCGCGGGAGGCGGTGGAACCTCCGCTGCGGATGTGCAGAAAACGCAGGGCGCCGGCGGTGTTTTTGGTGACGTGTCGGCGAAGTCCGACTCGATCAATAAGTCGCTCGACATTATTTCAAAAAATTCGGCGGTCGGCCTGGTGCATACCGCTGGCATGCTCAACGCCCTGCGCGCTATCCAGGCGTCAATGACTGGCCTGACAAACCTGGTGTTGCGCACTTCCGGGGTGACCGAAGGCAGTAATTTTGGCATTGCCACCGGCCAGCTCAACAAGGGCGCCCCTACTGACGGGATGTCCAGCTTCTCTACCGCCCTAACAAATGCGTCCTTCGGCCCAGGCCTCGGCAGTAAGTTGTCATCTTTCCTGAACAATATCTGGGGGAAGACGACGCAGAACATCGTCGACTCTGGCCTGCAGTTCGGTGGCAGCATCCGAAACCTCGAGGCTGGACAGGGCTACAACCAGTACGCCTCGGTGGATACGACCAAGTCCAGCTTCTTTGGTCTGTCGAAAAGCACATCGAATTCCGTCCAGGTCCAGGGACTGAACGACGAGCTGTCAAAGCAGTTCGGCATGATCTTTACGAATCTGGAGGCAGCCCTCAAAGCCGCTGCCACAGGCCTCGGTACGGGGGCTGATTCCGTAACAAAGGCTCTCGACAGTTTGACGATCGACACCACCAAGATCTCGCTCAAAGGCTTGACGGGTACGGCCTTGACCGACGCGCTGAATGCGGTCCTGTCGAAGACGATGGATCAGATGGCCCAGGCTGCCTTTCCTGAGTTCGACCAGTTCCGTAAAGTGGGCGAAGGTTTTGCTGAGACCGTGATCCGGGTGGCAGATGACGTCCAGCAGGTACGCGACGTGTTCGCCGTGCTGGGCAAGACCATGACGTCGACCGGCTTGGACGCTGCCAAATCGAGTGAGGCGCTGATCACCGCGGCCGGCGGCCTGGACAACTTGACAGGCGGTACCAAGGCGTTCCTCGACGGCTTCATGACGGACACGGAGAAGCTCAACCCGGTGATCGCTTCGGTTCAAGCCCGGATGACGGAGCTTGGTAAGTCGGGCACCACGACGGCAGATCAGTACAAGCAGCTGGTGCTGGCCCAGGACCTGAATACGACAGGAGGCCAGAATCTCTACGCAGCACTGATCGCACTTGCACCGCAGTGGCAGCTGATCGCTGACGCGGAGAAAAAGATTGCGGATCAGCGTCGAGGCATTCAGGATGAGATCGACACGCTGACGATGACGGCGGCGCAGCTGCTCGAGAAGCAGCGCAATGCCCTGTACGAATCGAACCGCAGCCTGTGGGATAACCTGCAGGCGATCAAAGCTCATAATCAGGCGTTGGCCGATGCTGCTGCAGCGGAAACCGCTGCCAAAGCTGCTGCAGCGGCGGCAGCGAAGCAGGCATTCACCGACGCCATGGCAGGTGTAGACGCAGCCATGGCCGGCGTCACCCGGTCGGTGGCTGCCCAGAAAACCGAGCTGCAGACGCAATATGACGACCAGGTCAAGCTGATAAACGCTCAGCATGATGCAGCTAAAAAGGCGGCATCGGACCAACTGAAGATCGCTTCGGATACCGCAAACGCCATCCGGTCCGTGTTCGACAGCCTGTCGACAACGCTGACTAGCGTCCGCGAGATGTCGCGCGTCGACGCGCAGGGTGTACTGAGCGCGGCCCTTGCTCACTCGAACGCCGGCGGCTCACTTGTCAATTTCGAAGGCCTGGATACAGCGCTGTCGACGGTGACCAAGCCGTCCGAGGACATGTTCGCTTCGTTCACGGACTTCAAACGAGACCAAGGACTGACGGCAGGAACACTTGCGGAGCTGAAGGCGAATGCTGGCCACCAGGTAACTGTGGCGGATATGACTGTTGACGCGATCAATAAGTCGATCGACGCAATGGACGAGAACGCCAAGACCCAGCTCGACGCCCTGGCTACCCAGCACACGGCTGACGTGGCGCGGCTTGACAATATTTTGCTCAAGGCCCAGCAGCAGGTCGACTACCTGAAAGGGATCGATAATTCAACCCTGTCGATGAATGAGGCTCTCAATAAGCTGGTCAATGCTGTGGCGGTGGCCAAGCCTCTGATGCCTCCTACGAATAAGCCACTGCCTCAGTCGGCATTCCCGACGCAGCTGGAAGCGGCTCGATTCGGCGGAGATGCTTATTCGTTCGACAGCGTCAACGACTACAAGGCGAAACTGCAGACGGTACAGGCGTCTATGAATGCGGACTCCAAGCTGGGGGTCAATTACACCCTGGACCAGGGCTTCCAACTGATTACTGGGCATTCACAGGCATACTGGATAGAAGCCCAGCGGCAGTTTGACGCCGGCCTGCATCCGACTTCGTCCTCGATCAAGGGGTTCGCAGTCGGAACGAATTTCGTCCCTTACGATATGACTGCCAATATCCACCAAGGAGAGGCTATAATCCCAGCAGCGGATAACCGGAAGCTGCTGGCCAGGCTGAACAGCCCGGCGGGCGATACTGCAGCACTTGAGGCTAGAATTGCCGCCCTGCATGCGATGCTCGAAGCGCATCTGTACGCTGTTGCGAAATCCACAAGAGACACGGCTGATACCTTGGACGCCTCGGCTAAAGGCACACAAGCCCTTCACACGGTAACGCCATAATGGATATTATTGACCCTCTGGTTATCAAGAATACCGTGCTCAACGCCAGCAGCGTGGCGGAGACGGATGCTTCGGCTTGGTCGAGTACCGCGGTCTACGCCGTGGGTGACCGGGTCATGGAGACCTCTGCTTCCTCCGTGGTCACGATATCCGCGGCCACACCCTGCGTGGTTACCTGGGTGGCCCACGGCCGTGCTGCCAACACGCCGATCGTCTTCACGACTTCCGGCGCTCTGCCTCTCGGGCTTACTGCTGGCAAAGAATACTACCTGATCGCGCTCACGGTTGATACTTTCAAGCTCGCTTTGAAAGCGAACGGTGGCGCGATCAACACTTCCGGATCGCAGTCCGGCACACACACTGCCACCGCGCGCGTGCACGAGGTCTACGAGTCGCTGGTTGGCAGCCGGGCGGTCGTGACAATGACGATTGCTTCGCCCTGTGTGGTAACCTGGACGGCCCACGGCAAAGCCGATGGCGATCCCATTTCGTTCACGACCACAGGCGCACTACCTACAGGCCTTGTGGCAGGCACAACTTACTATGTGAAGTCGCCAGCGACAAATACGTTCAATGTGGCCGCCACGTCTGGAGGCACTGCAATCGTCACCACGGGATCGCAGTCCGGCGTGCACACGGCGACAGCCACAGCAATCGCCAACTTCAGCAAGCAGCCGGCAATCAACACGGCGCAGTGGCTTGATGACGGCCCGACCAACCGCTGGAAGATGTTCGACAGCACAAACAGCACACAGACGGAAAATGCGGATTCGATCGTTGTCACATTCACCCCTGTCGACCTGGTCCTCGGCGTATTCCTGGGAGGCCTTGACGCGGATAGCGTGAGCTGGACGGTGACTGACTTGACTGAAGGCCTTGTGTACAGCGAGACGAAAAGCCTGGTGCTCTCTACTTCAGGTAGCAGCTTTTTCACCTGGAGCTTTGGCATGATCGCGCATAAGACCGCGGTGGCGTCGCTGACTCTGCCGCCTTACGCCAATGCGACGCTTGTCCTGACCATCACGAAGACCGGCGGCGTGGCCAAGTGTGGAATGTGCGCTATCGGCCGGGTGGTGGACGGCGGACTATCCCAGTACGGGCTTGGGACAGATATCAAGGATTATTCGACTGTGTTGTTTAACGCGGACGGCACCAATAACACGACTGAGCGCGGTTACTCGAAACGGATGAATGTCGACGTCACCCTGAAGAACGATGTGATCGACACGCTGCAGAATATTCTCGCAGCCTACCGGCAAAAGAATGTGGTGTGGGTCGGGCACCCTGACTACGAGTCGACCATGATTTACGGCCGCTTCTCCAGCTTTAAAAATATTATTTCTTACCCGACCGAGAGTAAGATGTCGCTACAAATCGAAGGAGGAGTTTAATGACCACGCTGACACCACCACCATCACCGCTGCCCGTACGGACGATGAACCAGACGGACTTCGACGCTGCGATGGCACTGCTTGTCGCGTGGCTTCCTACGAATAATACTGAGCTGATCGCTTTCCAAGCTGCCTTGGCATCTATCTCCGCCGGCACGGCCATGGCTATTCCCTATACCTTCAGTACGACGACCACTGACGCGGACCCGGGGAACGGCTTCCTGCGGCTGGACAACGCCACACAAAGCTCTGCTGTCACGATCCGCGCAGATCTGCTTGGGTCGGACACGACTACCTACACTGGCGTGCTCGATACCTTCACGCAGTCCACGTCCGCCGTGAAGGGGCAGATCCGCCTGGTGAAGCTGGCCGACAGCACAAAGTGGATCTGCTTCAACATCACGGCGGTGGCCTCCCCTTCTGGTTACCGCAATATCACTGTGGTGGAAGTGGCCGCCAGCTCATCAAATCCTTTCTCGAATAACGACCCGCTGATCCTGCTGTTCACGCGCACAGGCGATATCGGAACGGCCGGAACACTTGTGCGTCGAGTCAGCACGATCACATCGAGCGCGACACCGACGCCGAATGCGGCGACGGACGATATGTTCACGATCACTGCGCTGGCGGCGGCGCCCACCTTCGCGGCGCCGACAGGCTCCCCCTCAGACGGGCAGAGCCTGATGTACCGGATCAAAGACAATGCGACACCGCGTGCGCTGGCCTGGAACGCTATTTACCGGGCATCCACCGATCTCGCTCTGCCAACTACGACAGTGGCCAGCAAAACTCTGTACGTGGGGTTTATCTACAACGGCGTGGATTCGAAATGGGACCTTATCGCTGTGCTGAACAATTTCTAAGAGGCTGCTATGGCAACGATGTTTGCGCGTTCGGCGCTCACCACCTGGAATAATACCGGCTCGTCAGGCAGTGGGTGGTCAAACACATCCGGCGGCGCCTCCAATGGGGTGTCACCCAATTCTAGCACTGATGTCGTGTTTGACTCTAATTCGGGTACAGCGAGAAATATCGCATTTACGGATGGCCTTGCTGTAGGGTTTATTCCTTGCAAGTCCATTACGACTAACGGTGCCGCAGCCCTAACCTTCAACAATACTACGATTCCCTTGCAGATTACCGCTGGCAATATAGATTTCACAGGAAGCAATGCGACCTGCAATATCCAGTACACTAGCACAGGCACATCGACAGTGAATGGCGGGAACTCAACATTTACTTCGTTTTCTAACACGGATGGCAGCAGCGCAGTAGCCGTGGTTCTATCCAATAACTTAAGTGTATCTGGGCAACTGCTGATTAATTTTCTTGGTGGCGCTGGATCGTTTAACGCAAATAACTTCAATGCCACCATTGATAATTTGAGCACCATAAATTCTCCTACACTAACCATGGGCTCTGGCACCTGGACCATTACAGCAGTGAGTGGTACGCCCTGGGCAATTGCGGCAGGAACAGTGATCGTACCCGGCACGTCAACAATTAAATTTACAGGATCCGGATCAGGATCAAAAACATTTAATGGACAAGGAAAGACGTACGCCAACTTCTGGAACGCTACGACCGGATCGGGCGCGTGCATTATCGGCGGTGGCGCCACTTTTAGTAATTTCAAAATCGACGCTGGGCGTGTGCAGCAATTCCAAAACGGAACTGCCAGTGTTGTGGCCTCAGTAACTGCCGATGGCACGGGCGGTCAGATTACTCTTTCGTCGGACTCCGCTGGCAATAACGCGCAAATTACAAAGTCAGGTGGTGGAACGATCTACGTGGACCGCTGCACAATCCAAGACATTCATGCCTTGCCATCGAGCACATGGTACGCACGCAACTCCACAGACGTAAGCGGCAATACTGGAATTACGTTCATCCCGGGCAATTCTAATTTTGCGTCATTTTTCTGAGGTATGACCATGTTTATTTTCGAAGGCAAAATTTTCGATATCAACCTTCCCCAGGTGGTAGGAGAGAATCAGTATCCAGCTGGCTGGTTTGTAGACGAGGCCGCTCGTCTTCTTTGTGGTATCGAATCCGGGGTTGATGTCGGCCCCCCGCCGTTTAACCCTCTGACCCAAGCCTCCCTGCCACTCCCGCCGATAAGAGTTGACGGTACCTGGACGCAGCAGTGGCAGATCGTGTCGCTCGACTCTACGACTATCGCCCAAAATGTAAGCGCCCAAAAACTGGAGCAAGGCGCAGCTATCCAGGCCCACCTGGACAATTACGCCCGCAGCTGGGGGTATGACAATATCGTCAGCGCCTGCACTTACATCGGTGATCCCTGTGCCAAATTTGCGGCGGAGGGGGAAGCCCTCCGGGCCTGGCGCAGCGCGGTGTGGCAGTATGTCGAGTCTGTGGCTGCCGCAATCGAGGCCGGATCAATGCAGCCGCCGGCAAGCGTAGACGCGGCCTTGTCGCTTATACCGCCCGACCCCGTCCGACCTGTATGAATATCGCCCGCTTCGGCGGGTATTGTTTGCATGGAAAGTTAATTCCCAGTAGAATCCCGGTGTAGTTAATTTAACTTTTCCGGAGAAATCTATGTGTGAATTCCTGACCGCCGGCAACGGCAATGAGCCTCCAAAACCGAAGGCGAACGTGCCCGCGAAGAAGGGCAAGAAGTAATGTTCTACGCCTGGCTGAGCACCGCTTACGCGGTACTGCTGTGTTCAGCCTTGTGGTTGAACCGGAAGAATCTTCGTATGCTGGTATTGACTGCTGCAGTCGGTGCCGGCATTTTTGTGCCTGTTCCATATGAAGCCACACCAGCCCTCTGGTACATGAAATGCGTTCTGGTGGAGCTCGCAGTTGCCGCAGCGGCATCCCTGCTGCGTGCTCGCGCGTCCAGCGCAATTCTCTTGTGGTCTGGGCTCCTGACCTTGATGCACCTTGTCGGTGTGTTTGTTGGCCCACAGAGCGGGGTCGGCCCTTACCGTATCATCATCCCTATCCTGGAAACTGCCGAGCTGATCACCTGCCTCCTTCTATCCGATAGCGTCTGGTCAAAAATCCACCCTACCCAAGAAAGTACATCATGCCGACAGTAACCCAAGAAGTGCCTGCGATCGTGATTTACGCTCTCACCACTGCCATCAGCGTCATCGGCGTGCTGCTGCTCCTGATGTATAACAAGCACCAGACGGAGCTGCTGAAGAACCAGGCGGACGCCATCAGGGTCACGGATGAACTTGCTAAAAAAGCTTCGTCGGACGCACTGAAAGAGGCCCGCGACCACTTTAATGGGACAATAGCCAAACACCACTCCGACTACCAGGAGAGACTAAGGGAGTTGGCTATGAAGCAAGACCGAGAGATCGATTGGCTCAAGGAAGAGATGGACAAGATATCCGCCAACTTAAATGAGATGCGGAAAGAAGCAATGGCAGCAAACAATGCTATTATGGCGAGGCTGGACATGGTGCTCAGCAATGAACGGCGTCACCAAAGCTCGTAGGAGACTGCATGAATGCAGAACAGTTCCAGAAAATAATGCCCCGCGCGCCGGGGCAATTTCTCGACCTACTGAATAGCGCGATGGCCGAGTTCGTCATCGACGCCAAGCAGGACCAGGCGGCGTTCCTCGCCACTCTGGGCCACGAGTCTGCCCAGCTGACGGTGTTTAGCGAGAACCTCAATTACGGTGCGGCAGGCCTTCAGGCGACCTGGCCTGCCCGCTTCAATGCCGAACTGGCCCTGGCTTACGCCCGCCAGCCTGAGCGCATCGCCAACCGCGTGTATGCCAGCCGAGGTGGTAATGGCGATGAGGCCAGCGGCGATGGCTGGCGCTTCCGTGGCGCCGGCGCCATCCAGCTAACTTTCCACGACAACCAAGCCGCCTGCGCGGAGTATTTTGGTATCCCTGTCGCGCAGATTGGCGACTGGTTGCGTACACCTACCGGTGCATGCCGCTCGGCCGGGTGGTTCTGGATGGTGCACCGGGTCAGCGCTTATGCGGTTGCCGGAGATTTCGATGGTGTGTGCGATATGGTCAATCGTGGAAAGAAGACCGCGGCCGTGGGCGATGCCATTGGCTACCCGCAAAGACTGGCGATGTACCAACTTGCACTGGAGGTCCTGTGAGAATAGACCTGCCCCTGGTGATGCAGATTGTTTTGGCCCTTGCCTTTGTCATGGTGATCATCTCATTCTGGCATGCGCACCGCCGGCACGACGTGAGCTTCAACGCTCTGGACTTGGTCATGGTGAATGGTCAGGTCGACAAGATCGCTTTGGCATTCATGGTTGTTCTAGGCGTGACCACCTGGATCGTGATCGATCTCCAGCTTAAGGGCAAGCTGACTGAGGGGTACTTCACTACCTACGGCGGCATGTGGGTCATCCCACTTGTGGCCAAGGTGGTGTTCAACAAAGCAGAAATTCCCACCTCGACCAGTGTGACCAGCATGACGTCGACCACTGTCACCCAGGACCCTGTGAAGGAGTAAGTCATGCCAATCCCACTGTGGGCAATAAAAGCCCTGATCGCTGCTGTGCTGCTTGGCGGAGGCTACGCCGGCTTCGAGCACTGGAAGCACAACCTACAGGAGACTGCGGACAAGGGCGGCTATGACCGGGCAAACGGCGAATGGAAGCTGAGAGAGCAAGGAATTACCGACGCGGCCGAGAACCTGATGGCCCAAGGCGTTGCGAAAGCTAACGCCGAGAAGGCTGCGATCGAAGCCAAGTTTGACGCACTGTCCGTAGACAAACTGAAGGAGAAACAAAATGCTGACAAGAAACTCGCTGCTCACGATGCTGCTGCTGCTGCCCGTATTGAGCGGCTGTCCATCGGTACCGCAACAACCTGCAGTTCGCTTCCTGGTGCCGCCCCGGGCGCAGGTGCCGGAGCTGCCTCCGGACCTGAGGGAGAAGCGCGAGTCGACCTCTTGCCAGGAACTACTCAAACTATTTTCCGCATCGCTGCCGACAGTGCAGGACTTGTGCGTGATTTCAACGACCTCCAGCAGCGATACAACGAAGCCCGCGCCACCTGCAACGCCCCATGAGCCAGCTCTCTAAGAAACTTCGGGATTGGGCTCATGAGGGCCAGGGCGGTCTGTCGTTTTTCTGCCCTGGCTGCAATTGCTCCCATACGATCAAGACTGTTGGACCTGGTAGCTGGTTTTGGAATGGCGACGTCGAACTGCCAACTTTCACACCATCGGTGCTGGTGACCTGGGATGCCAAGCCAAACGCCGCAGAAGAATTCAAGGAATGGCACACAGAGCGCCGCTGCCACAGCTTTGTCACCGATGGCATTATCCAGTTCCTGAGCGACTGCACGCACGCGATGGTCGGGCAGACGGTGCCGCTGGCGGACTGGCCAGAGCACTACGGCTGAAAAACTAC